ACGCAATCTGGCTTTGCAATCACTGGGAGTTTTTAGCGCTAGGTTAGCAAAAACAAAAGGAAGTCTTGAGGTTTTTAACAGTAGTTTTGGGGCTATGACCAGTATTGCTTCTCCTTTTGTGTCGGCAACAAAAACAGCAGCAGCCTTTGAAGCGGCAATGGCGAAGGTGGGTGCTATTTCACGCGCTAATGGTACCGAACTTGAACTGCTAACAAAAAAAGCTAGAGAGCTAGGCGAGACAACGCAATTTACCGCTACCCAGTCAGCTGAAGCAATGAGCTATTTGGGTATGGCTGGATGGGATGCGAAGCAGATTATGGCTGGGGGGGCTGGGTTGGTGGGGTTAGGGGGAGGGGGGGG